ATTTTGTATGCAGATTACTCGAATGGACTAGACCCTAAATCTATACGGTGGTGTCCGTGGACTATGAACCTATTTGTCAATACAATCTGCCTAATTAACATTAGTGAGCTAATTTTAGGCTGCGATCAGGTGTAAAATGCCACAAGTTGTTCCGGACGCAATAGAATTAGAAGTCATAAATTCGGTCCTCGCGCCTGATATGACTATCCGAATCTATGGAAATGATGTAACTCCCGCTCATGATTCAACTGTGGGCGCATTTGTAGAAATCACGGGCGGTGGATACGCTAATAAGCCTATAACCTTCGCGAATTGGACTATAACTGCTGGTGAACCTACTTCTGCCAAGTATAGTAGTCAGCAAAGATGGGTATTCACTGGCCCAATAAGCGGAACTGGTAACATTTTTGGATATTTTGTGACTAGAAATAGTGATGGGAAGCTAATGTGGGCCGAAAGGTTCCAATTAGTGCCATTTACTCCAATTGACGGCAGTATTGTAGCTGTTACTCCTGCTTTCTCAGTGGAGAGTCAGTTCTAATGGCACCTGCTATCATCTATTTCATGAATTACACCGTCTGGTTCAGCGATAAAGCTGAATATGACGATGCAATGAAGCTAATTAAGGCCAATTCTGGTGGATTACAGGATGAAACTGGTGCTTTACTATGTGCTCCGAAATATCTTATAGACCGATACGCTATTCCTTATCCCACTCCTGATGGTGGACCCTCAGAAAATCCGAAGGGCTTCGAGTTTACTAAACCCTATGTTCCCGGTGAAGAACTCATTCAATGGGGATATAGACATACTGGCGTAATTCTCACTATTACATCTGCATTTTACACTCAATCTGCAATCAACGGTGATCCTAGATTTGCTCTATTTCAGCCTGATACCGTTAATTGGGTATGGGCTGCTAATCTTAAATTAAATCAAGAGGCTGGAGCCGCTAATAGTCCATCTGCTACGGCTATGGCCCAACGCCGATGGATTGGTGGCAGAGAATTAATGCGACAACTAGAAGGGGGTTCTCCAGATAATTTATCTCCCTCTAGGGATGCTTCACGTACTATTGATGGATTTGGGTTTGCATTACGTGGAACTAGTATTACTAATTGGTCCAGAAACGTAAATCAATATCGAACTGGGTTTGTTACTAAAGTATCATGGGAACGACTCTATATTAGAGTAAGAGTCAGACCTGCTACTATTGAATCACCATTTTGGCGTACTCATGGGGCATCTTCATCCACTGGATTCATATTGAAAATGAATACTGCTGGAATGATAAGATTATATGCCTCAGATAGTGCTGGTACTGAGACTAGTAGAGGTGATGTAATTACACCTGAAATTAATGTCTGGTATCGACTGGACATGCTAATAAAATATGAGAATCCAGCCTCATCAGGGCTGATTAAAGTATTCTTAAATGGTACTGAAGTAGCTTCTGGAGCAGCTTTCGGTAATGATGCAAGTCATACTTCTAGTGAAATAGGTAGAATTATTACGGTATCTGATGACCAGTTTGAGCTGGACTTAGATGATTGGATTAACTCTGATTTACCGGGTCATGTAGACCCTGCTACACTAAATTTCAATGGTAATGCTGTTCCTCTTGATTGGGCATTAGGAAGCCATGTTAAGGAAGTTCATATACAGTCTATAACTTCGACTGGTGCATGGACTCCTGCCTTAATGGCAAAAGGAGTAATGAACCTAGAGGGAGATCCCTCACAAGTAGGTCCAACTGTAGAATTACAGGCTGTTGCTACTGGAACTACACTAGAAGGTATTACTGATGCTTTACCTAATGGTAGTGATGCTACGGGCCTCGCGCTTGGTCCGGTGGCTGCCGTAGTAGGATTCTATGGTAGAAATGGTTCATCTGGTACTGGTAAAATAGGATATAAAGTAGCAGGTGGAGCAGCAGTCACTACTGATATTGCACAAGGGTTTAGCTACCAAGTTTATACTGCATTATATGCACCTACTGGAAAATTCGTTCCAGAGGAAATTACTCCATTTAGTGTATTACACTCTAAAACGGCTAATGCGAATAATTGTGGTGCATCATTCTTACGTGCAGCAGTCGAATACCTCGGTGTATGGGGTCCAGAAGATGATACAACTACTGTCGAATCTATTTCTCGGCTATCTTACCTTCATAATTGTCGATACGGCAATTCTCAATTCGGCTACTTCTTTTCGGCTCCTGAAGCTCCCGTATTCGCGAGGGGCGGACAATACATAGGGAATGGAACGTATCAAGAGATACAATTACCGGGTCCAGTTCACTTCGTATTCATTAGAAATGTAACTGCTGGTAATGCTCCATTAATTATGTTTGGAGCATCAATAGGCGCACACATCGGCCCTGCTCAGGCTGCTAATGCTGGTGTTAGAACGTGGTATGATTCCTTTACTAACACTTATAAATTGAGTGTAACAGGGGACCATGCCTCATTTAATGCTGCTAGTGCTACGTATCAGATAGAAATATTCTGTGACCCCCGAATGAGGTTTAGTCTGTGTGGGGCATTCGCGCATGGTAACTTAAGCACTGTACCACGCGCTAATCCACTCATTGCAGAGGACTTTAATGCTGATTGTGGATTCGCTCAACGCGACCACATGAATAGTCTTACATCCTCAGTAGGACTATGGTTTAAGGGACCGGGAAATAGTGGAATTACAGCATGTGCATTAGATGGTTCTGCTGTAGAACCTAATTTTGGTAATTTTGCTCCTGGAGTATTCAATAATGGTAGTGCATTAAGATATGGTGGAGCCGGTGGCTTCATCAATTTTAGCCTATGGCGTATGGCCGATTCTGGTGGGTCAGCGTCAGGTGGATGTGGTGGACCCGGTATGGTCCAAATACTATCCTATACTGGTAATGGGGCTGCCTCGCGCTCAGTAGCGTTGACTCCAGCTAGTCAGGCTTTTCCACTATTAGTAATGGTAATGCCAGTCACCAATGCGGTGACATTCTATCGTGACCCCGCTCATACTGGACTAAATAGTTCTAATTTCTCTACTGGTGGACTTTCCACAGTTGCAATTACAGCAGTTGCAATGGATTCAATTACTGTAGGAACTGCACTCAATGCTAACGGAGTAGTTTACAATATTTTCTCAATATGTGGTGATGCTGCCGGAATGAATAATGGTCAGTATCAGCCCTCTGATTGTTCTGGAGATGGGCCATATATTGAACCAGAAGTACCGGACACTAACCCTGTCGTAATTGGGAATGGTGGACTAGATTTAGGTGCAACTTCCTCTGGAGTTCCTATCACTTTGTTGAAGGATATTGGAGGCATATACACCATTATTCCATTGAAACGAAATGACTCATTAATAGATAGACAGACTGGTCAAACCAACGTGGATGTAGAAATTCCTGACCCATCTTTCAAAACAGGATACGTAGGTGGCTAAAGCTAATAGTCAGGGTGAGTTTGATACTCATATAGTGGCTATCCGCGCTCGGGTCATTGGGGCGGGATTAATGAAATATACGCTTCAGGACTATTCGGATATCCAGACTATGAACTTGGTTCCACTTCCTATGGCTGCCGCGACTCGGTTTGAGCCTACGGTATTATCCAATTTTCAGTCTCAGAGGACACGTCTAATCGGTAAAGTAACCGAAATAAATGAATGGTTCGAGTTCTCACGAATCATCATTTGGGTTAAACCTGTCGCTATCGAATATCCTCAGTAATGGCTATTAATTTACAAGTAATAGACCGACTCAAAAGTCAACTCCTGACTTCAGGTACTCAGGAGCAGAATAATGCTCTATTTCAGGTCATTAATCAGCTAATCGAAACTCTTAGGGAAGTAGCTAAATCTATTCCCACTATTCCTGAACCAGAAGATACCGGAGGAGGCGCGGCTGCATACTTCTTCCGTGCAGACACTACTAATATTGCTGCTAATGACCCCGGTGCAGGAAGATTTAAGTATAATAATGCCACTCAGGCTTCAGCTACAAGACTGTTTTTTGACTGGCTAACTGATGACGATTTCGATATTCATATACTATTTGAATTGATGGAAATCGGCAATAGATTCGTCATACAGGATGCTGATTTAGCTGTCACTAATCAAATATGGGAACTAACTGGACCAGCTATTAATCATCCTGATTGGTTCGAGGTTCCGGTTGTATTTGTATCGGGAGGTGCTACATTCACTAATAATCAGAGAGTAGCGGTATTATTGGCATTTGTCGGGGGCGGAGGCGGAAGTACCGGAATAGTCATTGGCGACCCAATCGTAGGTGGAACGCCTAATACTGTCCTTATCAATGATGCGGCTGGAAAACTAGCTAATACTGATTCTCCAGTAGTAAAACGAGTTACATCTGGAACTAATAACTTTGCAAATGAAGGGTTTATTGGCCCTGTAGTAGTTCCTAATAATGGTCAAGGAATGTATGGATATGATTCTACTGGAGGTCCAGGAGATATTATTCATACAGATGTTCTTAATACTCTTGTAGTAAGACAGTCTTGGACTACTGGGGGTATGGCTGTAGGTATGGCCCATCCTGCTAATGCTAGGGGAATATTTGATGTTTATGTTGCTGGTAGTCGGGCTGTAAGCATAACTGGCCCCGGAAGTACCCTTTTTCCACAAGCATTTGTTCTAGTTGATGGTTGGACTTTTTCTCCCCTTTCTCTTGGATATAGGGAAATATCTGCGGCCTACAATCAAATCATATTTGATGTAGTCCTTAACTGCACAGGAACATTCGCAATAACACTAGTAGCTGTCGCGACCCGGCCCGGTCGAGTTCTGATAGTGAAAAACTCAGGCGCGGGGATTATTACACTGACTCCTAATGGAACTGATACTATTGAGACTTCATCTGTCCCTGCTGGAGCTACGCTATGGATTCAGGCGAAAGCTACGGGATGGATTACTATTGATTCTACTGGATTCCCTCCTACTATTGTATTGGCCCATCATGCTACACACGAATTCGGTGGAACTGATGAAATAGTTAATGCTGCTTGGAAGGATAGGATTAATGTTTTCACTAGGTCACAGGTTATAGCTCCTCCTAGTACAGATGATGCTAATCTGGAAATTAGAGGAAGTTCAGCGCGAGGAGCTGGAATAGGACTAACTGACACGGTTTTTGACCCTGTTTTTCCCCATATTAAGGGTACTATTTACTATGCCAATGGTGAACTAAATCTAGAAATTGGTGATGGAGTTACCTATGGTGAAAGATTAAAATTCTTTGGTGGTAAATTACTCATAATAGCTCCAGAGGGTTCAGCGGCACCTAATGTACCTCCTGAACTACTATTTCAAAAGAATTTCGCGGCTAGTGATACTACCTATCCTAGACTTACTGCAACACCACTTCTACTGACATTTAATCAACTAAATCCCGGCCTAGGTAGGGTATCCATTAGGGCTGCTGGACTAGATGATACTCCGCTGAATGCCTCTAATTTGGCTTCTGGAACTGTTCCTATCGCACGTCTACCAACTATTCCTACTAGTCCACATCATGCTACGCATGAGACTGGTGGAACCGATGCTATTGTTGCATTGGATGGAAGTGTCATAAATAGTGGAACGGTAGCTGATGCTAGATTAAGTAGTAATGTTGCATTAGAAAATGTAACTAATGTGTTTACACAGAATCAAACTATCAATAAAACATCACCAATTATTGATATTATAGATAGTTCTGCACCTCCGAATAGCAAGGTATTTCGTGTAATAAATACTTCTCAATTATTGATAATTCAAGCAACTGATGATGCTCTATCTACTGTTTCTGGTCAATTAATTATGAATAGAGGCGGTGATTTTGTTGCAGGAAATAGAATTTTTGAAAGAGCACGTTCTTTTCCAATAGGTGAATGGAATGATATTCCATATAATGCTGCAAACTTTGCTTCGGATACAGGAACTTGGGATGTTCCTGTAGGAAGTGTTGGAGTACATTGTTATTCTGTAGTTGGAAAAACAATGACTTTAATGGCTTCTCTTACTACCACAACAATTACTGGAACTCCATCTCAATTATGGTTATTTATGCCTGCCGGATTTTCACTAAATCGTTCTGTTGCAGTTGTTTATCAGTATTATAATGGTCCCGGTGGTGGACTAGGATTTGCCGCTGCTGGTGGATTTGGGGACAGAATACAATTATTAAAAGATGTTCTAGGTACAGCTTGGGCTGCCGGAACTACTCATATTTGGATACAAATAGTTTTGTCAATTACATAATGGCAATTAAAATGAGAGCATTACTCAATAGTGACATACAAGAATTACAGAGACTACATGAACTATATTTCTCTCACTTAGAGTTCCCTCCTTTTGCCGATTGCTTGAATGCTTTCGTCATAGAGGATGAGAAGAATGAGATTGTTCTAGGTGCTTCGCTAGAAATGGTAGCTGAGGCGATGCTAGTGACAAATAAGGCCAAAAGCGAAATTAAGATTGGCAAGGCTTTAGTAGAAGCCCATCGGTATGCAGAGTATACCTGCCGGATGCGAGGTATTCGGGATTTATATGCCTTTGTTGATAGGGACTCCTACGGAGAGCACCTGAAACAACATGGTTTCATTGAATCCGATCGTGCATTAAAGCTAAGGATACCGTAATGGGCAAAAAGAAACCTAATCCCGCTCAACAAGTCATTAATAGTGCTCAAACTGCGTATGAGGGGAATAAACCCTCCGCGCTTGAGAACCAACTTTCGGCGAATTCGGGTGAGGATAGGTCTAATTATACTGGTGCTGTGGAGCAGAATAAGGCTGATTATGGCAATATTATGGGGGGCTATAATGCCTTCAGAACTGGTCTAAATACGCCAGGAGAACATGCCAATATTAAGGCAGGTAGACCTGCTGAACTAGGCGAATCATTTGGATATCTCCGTGAGGCTATGCCGGGATATCGTGATTTCGCTAAAACAGGTGGTTATTCCCCTACTGATGTTCAGGAACTCCGAGCGCGAGGTACTGCCCCTATTAGGGCTGCGTATGGCTCCGCTATGAGAGGTCTAGACAGAAGTAGGGCGTTAGGTGGGGCTGGTGGAAGTCCAAACTATATAGCTGCACTATCCAAAGCGAACAGAGAACAGCCGGGAGCATTAGCAGATGCTACAACTAATGTTAATGCTGGCCTCGCTGATTCCATTCGCCAAGGTAAGCAATTTGGATTAGGTGGAATTACTCAAACTGGCGCTACGATGGGTGGTTTGGCTAGTGATGATGCTAGTAGGCAACTACAGGCATCAATGTCAAATCAGAACTATGAACTACAGAATAGAGGTATGCAACTACAAGCATTACAGGGCCAAACAGGGTTATATGGCACTACTCCCGGTTTGTCTAATATGTTTGGCGACCAAGCACTTCAGGGTAATCAATTGGCGTTGGCAGCACAGAAACAACGTCAAGACTATGGATTGGGCTTACTCGGAGCACAACTAGGTGGATACTCTGCTAACAAGGGTGCTCAAGGTACACCGTGGTGGCAAACTGCTCTTAAATATGGTGCTGTGGCTGCTCCGTATGTGGCTGCGCCCTTCACTGGTGGAGCTTCGCTAATGGCTACTCCATACACTAATTCCTTGTTGAGTAAGTAGGAGATATAAGTCATGTTGCCATCTAATCAATATCTCCGCATGAAAAACCTATTTGGTAATGGGGGAATAATGTCCCCACAAATTACTCCTGATATGCCTAATTTTGGACCTCAAATGGGCATGGGTACTGATGATATGAATGGTGGAATGCAACCTAGTGGTATGCCTCCGCCCTATCAAATGCCAGAGGTTCCATCCGCGCCTACTCCTCAGCCAATGGAAACTCTACCTAATGGTGGTCAATTACCTCAAATAGCTAAGGCTGCCAGTGGTAATCCAGCACAAGAACAACAGCCGGATATGGCTGCTAGATTTAAGGAACTATATCAGCCTGAACATGCTGCAATTGACAAATATACTCAATTATTGGACAAGTATCCTGACCCCTCTGCTAAGGAAAATAGACCCCCTTGGTGGCGTGCTGCCATAGGTGGACTACAATCTGTATCCTCAATGTTCGACCCACGAGGTGTCGGATTTGAGAATTTTGGTCCTGACACTATGAAAGTTGGGATGGACTATGTAAATGCACCATATAACAATAAATTGGCACAGTGGAAACATATGACTGATGCCACTAAGGATGCTGCTAATATCGAAAGACAGAGTAATGTTAATGCTCGTTCTGGAGCTAATCAAATTCTCTCTCAGGAAATGAGAGAAAGAGAGATAACTAGGAAGGAGAACGCTGATAGGGATAGACTCGAAATACAGCGGGGAAATCAAAGATTACAAGCAATGAAACAGGCTATGCCTAACTATGTATTTGATAATACTGGTCCTACTGTTACGGCTAGGGATAGAACTACTGGTAAAGTTGTTGATACCGGATTTCCAACTCATCAACTTGACCCACTAACTAAACTATTCATTGAACAAGAAGGTAGAATGGAGGTTACTGCGGCTAGAGGAGCTAATGCAATGGATGTTGCAGAGGCTAATATTAAGGGTCGTCAGGATATAGTGGATACCCGTGGATGGGCACCATTTGAAGAAACTCTACCTGACGGAACTAAACGTACTTTCATGTATAATCAGGCTACTGGAGAAACTAGAGATAGAATAGCAGGTGCTCAGACTGGTTCTGCCACGCCTGTTAAAAGGACTACTGGTGCAGGGGTAGTTAAGCCAGAAACAGCCCAGAATAAGCGTGTTAGAGAGTATGTAAATGCGCGAGATTTACGCAATAATAGACCTGATTTGCGTAACTTTATCCGACTAAAAGGTGGAACTGAATTTGAGATTGCACCACAGGGCCGAAGTTTCTTTGGATATGGTAGTCCTACTGGACCGAGTGATGCACAACTAGAGGAGATTAAAGCCATAATTGAAAAAGGTGCTCCTGATGTAGCGACACCTATGACTAGTCGTTCTACTGAATCTGATAAATTTGGTAATTCTGTTCAATCTACTAATCCGGTTCAGCCTCCGCGCGTGAATATGGCTCCTTCTCATGCGCCTACGCCTCCACCTACACCTCAAACGGTGGATACTCCTAAACCTACTATTAAGGCATTCGCTTCGCATGGTGAACCCAAGGATGTAGGACGTGTTCCGGGGGTTAATATTCCGCTTCCATCACAATTGACTATTCCTGAAGGAATGGTACCTATTTACAACGCTAATGGAACTATTGCCAAATTGGTTCCTGCTAGTCAGGCAGGTACCGCCGCATCCAGACCTAGCAAGTATGTTGTAACGGTGGAATAAGATGCCTAAATACCGATACACCCTTAAAAATGGTCAATCTATTGTATTAGAGGGTGATACTCAGCCCTCTGATGCAGAAGTAGAATCTGCTGCTAGACAACAAGGTGTAGAACTACAACAGGCTCATCCTCAGGAGGATGATACTGCTGACATATTCCATAAGGGTTGGGAGGCCATTAATAAGCCCCTAACTACTATTCCGTCTCAAGTTGGCGAGGCTATTGGTGAACCCATCCTAGCGTGGGGTGAACGAAATCAGGGTGTAATTCCCTCAATTGCAAGGGGAACTGGCACTTTTATTAAGTCATTTGGTGACGTAACTTCAGGACTATCCAGTCCACTAAATTTGGGAATTACTGCACTTAGTGGCGGAACTGGCATAGCAGCGAGAGCCGGAGCGCCCAGAGTTGCTAATGCACTAAATCTAGCTGCCCGCGCCGCTGCTGTTCCACAAATGGCGCATGGCGCACAGCAAGTGGCGGAAGGAAAAGATTGGACCCAACGGTTAATGGGTATGCTAGAGTTTGGAATGGGTGGCTATGGGCTTAAATCTCATATGCCTCACCCAGACCCCAAATTGGGTGATTTGACGGGTGATATCGAAGGTTTAACTGCTTCTGGAAATAGGATTGGAGAACTAGGTAGGTCACTAAGAGAGCCTAAACAGCTCAATTTATTCGATAATATGAATCCTGAGCCAAAGGGGGGCCAACTTAATCTATTTGATCCTCCGGAAACTCCTAGTTCGCCTGGAACTTCTCCTACACCTCCGCGAACGCCTCCACCTCCCCCGAGTGATGTTCCACCGGGATGGCTACCTTTTGACTATATTCCACAGGATAGACCCCCTACTCCTGAACCTCCTCCTTATAGGGAACCTGCTCCACAGGAATTACCCTATGATGAGCCTCAGCAACTCCCTCTCCCATTAGGGGCATATCAAGGCGCGAGGGGTAGATTCACTAATCAGGGTCCACCATTATACCGTCCACAACCGCCATTTTTGCAAGATCCTATTCAGCAGCAATTGGACTTAGGTGTAGAGCCTCCATCTGCTATAGATACGGCTCCATCTACTGCTGCTATGCCTCCGGGAATTATGCCACAGAGGCCACCTACTGAGCCTCCTATTCCACCTACTGCACCTCCGCCTATAGTTCCTCCTCCTGCTCCACCTAGTCCTCCGCCTCCGCCTACTCCAGTTACTCCGACTACGCCTCCTGCTCCGATTGATACAGCAGGGGGTATTGCACCTATTCCACCTAGTTTCTTCGATAGGATGGGAGAGGGTCCATCTCGTGGTCCGGTATCTAGGGGACCAGTTAGAGTAGGTCCGGTAAATGTAGTTAAACCTTCTGCTGTCGAACAGGCTGCTACTACTCAACCACCTATACAGAGTCCTGTTCAGACTCAGTTACCAGATATGCCTGTTCAGCAACCGCGAAGTATGCGGGATGTATTGGAAAAGGCAACTAGTTATGAGGACTTAAGTCCTGAAGAAATTCAAACTCTGAATAAATATCTTAAGTCTGCTAATCCCAATATTGATGAGCCTATGCGTCAACGGGCTGGACGTAGACCATATACTGACCTGACACCAGAAGTACCTAAGAGATATCATGTGTACGATGCTAATGATAATCTCATTGATAAAACATATGATAGAAATGAAGCTCATCGTTGGGCTGAAGAAAATGACGGCTATGTCAAGGATGTGGGTGAGGGATTTAACCCAGATGAAGATATAGCCCGTGCCAGAATCAAGGGCGGAGGCTTAACTGCTAGTGTTGATATTCGACGTGCTGTAGAGAATATCACTAAGGACTATACTAGTCCACTATCTGGAATTATGACTCGCGAGGGTATGCAGAATGCTCTCGATGCAACTGAGAAATTAGGTGGAAAGGGTGAAGTAAGAATAAGATTTGATTATGCTGAAAATGCTATCGAAATTCATGATAATGGTAGTGGACTAGACGAAGATCAACTGGCGAATAAACTAGTTGAAATATTCGCATCAGGTAAAGAGGGCGAGGCCGGTGCAACGGGTGGTAAGGGTATTGGTAGCGCCTCCTATATCTATGGTGGTAGACATTTTGAAATCGAGACTACCGCAGTTGATAAAATTGATGGTAAAAAATATAGAATTAAGGCTTCTGGGACTCCTGAACAATTCCTAGACCAAGTAAAAGGGTCGGATTTTGAGAAGAATCTAGTACCCGATTATACTCCGACTGGTACTAATATGAAAGTAAAACTTAAGCCGGGACAGGATATAATTGATGCCCGTAAAATGTTGGAGCAAGTAATAGAACATTCAAGAAATAGAACTTCTCGTATTATAAATGATGAAGGTAATATTTCTAGAGGAGAACCTCTAAGTGGAATAACACCTGATGATGTTGAAATTACTTCTCATAATTTTAAACCCTCTACGGGTGATAAACTGATTGGAAAATTTGTTACTAAAACTAGAAATAGTGATGTAGAAGTTCTGGTTCCTCCTATGGACCCGGCTGATGCTGCTATACCTCGTAATGAGTTTAAAGTTCACTATTTGAATAATGGAATGTATCAATTCTCTGAACCAATATACCTTTCTTCAAAGGGAGAGGGAATTCCTGAGCATGTAATAGTTGATATTCATCCTCTAGTGGATGATTTGGATGATAACTATCCATTCATTAATACCAGAGAGGATATTAAGAAAGATATTAGGAATGAAGTAACTGAATTTATTGACAAGAATATTAAGGCACCCGGACTCTCCAGAAGGAAGAATAGGATTCAGGAACTATATGACTCAATGAGTCCTGTTAGTATATCAGGTACTAAGCGTAGGCCGGTAATATATGATCCTGGTAATAGATTAACTCCCCAAGAAGTAAACTTTGTAAATAATCATCCGGTAATCAAACAACTAGTTCAAACTTATGATAAAATGCTCGATAATATGCTCAATTCAATAGGTAGACCTGCATGGTCTAACCGACTTGAAGGCATAGGAATAGTATTTGATCCCGAATCACATGGGCTTCATATACCTAATCCTACTTCTGGAAAATCTACCATTCTATTCAATCCATTCCTTAGGATTGAAAGTATGCCTCCGAAAGAAGCAGCTTGGAAGGCAACTATTACGGGTTTACATGAGGTAGGACATATCGGTAAAGAATCAGGTATGCCCTTCAACTTGTCTCAAGCGGATATGAAAGATCCCAGACTAGGAGAATTCCTCTCCGCCCATATGAACCAAGTCGTAGAACATGGTGATGTGTGGAGAACTACTGGACATGACATGGGGTTTGTCCACAGATTAGGGGAGGTTTTTGCAAGCTATGGCATTGAAAACACCTTTAACACCGCCAACGAACTCCATTCCATCTACACTGGGGGAGCAGGGCGGAAGTCTTCCGGCTACAGTCCAGAAATACAGAGACTTTTACAGCTCTATAATGAGTCGCGGGGGCGAGCCGCTGTTACAGAAGACCTTCTCTCATCAACAGGAGTTAAGCAAGGAAATAGAAAATCCACAGGAAAAGGATCTATTCCTAGCAATAATAAAGCAAATGAAATGGGAGTTCCTGGGGATAAACCCAATGCAGGAGCAGCAAGAGGAATAGATGACCCATACGCGGGTTATCGTACTGTACCTGTTGGAACTAGATATCGAATATCGCCACAGAATATGAATAAACGCAAGATGACTGAGGCAATTAAACTGGGGTTTGATTTCGAGGAAATCGACCAGAATGGTATGATTGTTATTAAGAAAATTAAAGAGTCACCTTCTCTTGAGGCAGTAGCGGACCCTAATGTTGAGCGAAACGCATGGGCCGATGCTGCTAATATTCCACGTACTATTATGGCCTCACAGGATATGTCCGCACCTCTCCGACAGGGACTAGGACTAATCCACAAAGGAGCGTTCTGGAAGGCTATTCCGGGCATGATGAAGTCGTGGGGTTCGGAGGAGATGTATCAATCTATCCAGAACTCCATACTAGATGACCCTATGTTCCGTAAGGCATATGATGCGCGAGGCAAGATTAAGCCTTCATATGCTGAAGCTGCTGGACTAAAACTCACTGACCTGAATAGTATTACTTCTCGTGAGGAATCAATTCTATCCTCATTTGCTGAGAAGGTTCCCGGTGTCAGACGAAGTAATAGAGCGTATACTGCCTTCCTGAATAAGTTGAGGGCAGATACGTTCAAACAGATGATGAAAGATTTCGGCGTAGTAGCCGGACAGGATACTGAGAAGAATCTAGCCCTCGCGAAACAGATAGCGGAGTTCGTTAATACCGCTAGTGGAAGGGGTTCACTCGGTCAATTCGAGACTTCTGGTAAGGTTCTATCATCTATATTCTTTAGTCCTAGACTACTGGCATCACGACTTGGCATGATGGCTAAGGGTGCTCAGGCTGTGTTTAGTCCTGAAGTATATATGATGCGTAGTCCATCTATTAGACGTGAATACTTGAAGTCACTAGGAGCCATTGCAGCCGTATCGGGTAGCTTTGTCAGTCTGATGAAATTGGCAGGCGCGGAGGTAGAATCTGATCCTGCCTCATCCGATTTCGGTAAGGCTAAATTTGGGGATACTAGAATCGACCCCTATGGTGGATTCCAACAGCCCATAGTTCTAGCCCAACGAATGATGCCCTTTATTGACTTGTCTACTCAGGGAATAAGCGAAATCGGTGGACTAATGAAATCTACTACGACAGGGCGTGAATATAGCCTTGATGATCCCGGATTCGGTAGGTCTACGAGGGCCGATGTACTGAGTCGATTCTTTAGGTCTAAGACTAACCCTATTATTAACTTTGGATGGGGACTATTGGCTGGACAGAAGGAATTGTCTGGCAAGGATATGAACCTTACTGCATTTGACCCTACTGCGGAACCCGGTCAGGGTCAGAATCTATTCGAGAATTCAATTGCTCAACGGTTCATTCCTATGCTATATCAGGATATGTATGAACTGTATAATAATGAAAATACTCCTCCTGAAGCTAAGGTACTAGCAGCGTTCATGGCATCGGTTGGTATGGGTTCACAAACTTACGGAAATGCGGGGGAATGATGAGAATCGCAATTAAGACAAATAATGGTTGGCTCAGTCTACAGCCTGATGGTTCACTCGAATATCGCCCATCAGATACTACGCCGGGTGCATACGAGACATTCGATTTCGTTAGTCTGGACCCACCTACTCCTCCTGTTGTGTGTAAGTTTGTTCCCTCAACTGGTCCCGTAGACCCACCGGCCACGACTAGTAATCCAGTTCTGCCTAATGGGCCTATTTCTCGCGAATCGCCCGTCACTGTGGCGGCTGACGTGACGTGGTATCCTCCTTCTGGAACTGATTATAATTGTCTGAAGGGAGTCAATTTCAATGACACCTATCAGACTATCAACTATTGTAAACATGCACAGATTATCGCGTATGGAAAGTGGACTCAAGACAATGTGGACTACTACTTCGGGAAGAAGGCAGAACTGATTGCGAGGGGAGCAGAACTGGGACAGACACCCCCTGAACTTTACTATTGGGAGCGCATGATTGGGCGGGGATGCGGTGTAGGGTCTGTTGCTCTGTTTGGACCCTATGCTGGTCTAGTCGAGTACGAGGGTTCCCTCGTCTCATAGTTTTATTGGGGTGGGGACTCACTTGTGATATGAGCCCCCCTCCCATCTCATCTATTTACCGTAACGATACGCCAAGTAAGCCCACGCCGCTATCTTCACCAAATCCCTCTTATCTCCTTTGTTAGAATAGCGGACCACCTTGTAGATAATTTCGCCCATAGCATGAGCGTCACCATCTGAAAGATTCTGGACAAACTGGTATAGGTCATTCTGACCATCGATACCAGTCGAGTTATAGCCCTTATCTGACGCCCTCGTCTCACACATCTCCTTCAATTCACGCATAAAGTCTGCGAAGGTATTGGTGTCTTCGATTTTTTCTGTGTACTTAGCCATACTCACCTCAGAAGGGAATGATGTCATCTTCGCGTGTGATATACTTGCATCTAAGACAAGCATATACCTTGTACTTATCACCTTGTTTCTCATGGATTTGGTCACTCTCCCATATGGTAGCTCCACATGAGGGGCATGAACCCATATACATATTCGACGTAGGTAGCCTTACTACGTCGTCATCATCAGGCGGCGGCATTAGGATGGTCCGTCCGTCGAATGTTAGCAGCGCGAGGCCCACGATTCGACTCAACTTTTTCAAATTCTACCGGAACCTTATACCCACCTTTAACATCTTCTACTAGGTCATTCCAGTGACCTGCGAAGTCATCACGGTGGAAGAAAAATTCCTTTTCTCCTCGTACCATAGATTCTGATACGATGAATCCAAAGTTCTTATTGTCCACAATACCCTTAACTGTGCCTTTCATTTCTTTTGTCCTTTACCTGCCATAAATTTACGAAGTTCAGTGACCTGATGTTCAGGCATAGTGTATAGTATTTGGTTCCCTACCGAGGAGGTTTTAATCATTCCTGCTGAGTCGAAACCAAGCATCATGGCATCGAATTCCTCAGAATTCTG